GCCGCGAGATTCCGCCACCATGTATTGCTCGTGCTGATACCCAGCACGGTCTGCGTGGTAGAAGGATCATCCTGAAGGATGGAGAAGATGCCGGGGATGTCCTTGGCGTCCTGCGTGCCGTCGTTCCACAACGCCAAGTTGCGTGTGATGGCGACCGACTCGCCGAAGTCCGCCATACGAGTGGCAAACAGGTCGAGCAGCTTTTCCTTTTCGTCCGTGGTCGCGCGGCTCTTGCCGTCCGTGATGTGGATGCCGGCGCTCTGGAGTTCGTCCTGGCTGATTTGAATGCCGGAGTGCGCCCAGCCAATCGTGCATTGGGTCTGAATCGCACCGTCCGACTTTTTGAACACCAACTGGTCTGAACCGGCGATACCGGCGCGGAAGCCAGCTTGATCCTTGAGCAACGCGCCCATGACGCCTTCGCGCACATAGTTCAAGCCGCTGCCCCATTCCTTCTTCTTCGCTTCCAGATGCCGCAGGAGCGGACGCTTCTGGAGATGTTGCAGGATGGATTCGGGCGTTTCGGGACTGATGTATTGGTTTAACTGAATTGCCGCCATGTCACTGGCGACCGCTACTGTAAATGGCATAACTCACCTTTTGGTTGTGCCCGGCTTCACCGTCAATCTGCGTTATGTTGCTCCTCAAGTGCATCGAGGGTTTCCATCAGATTGGTCGGCTTCGGTCGGACGTTTCTGGATGAGCCATTCGTCGTAACAGGAATGCGAGTCGTTCGAGTGCGCTGCGAGGCAAATGCCTTCTGCTGTTGGTAGGCTTTCTTCACGATTGCCAGCTTTTCAGCAATGGTCACCGGCCCCTGCTTGGTCGCCATCAGATTGTTGATCTCCGCAAACGCCTGATTTTTTACGTTATCCTGAATCGTCGGCGTCCCGTCGTCCTTGCGAAACAAGTAATCCGGGTCTGACTTTACAATCTGAGCTTCCCAATCGTTGAGCGCCGTCGTGTGCTCGGTCATCATCTTCTCGTAGGCGGCTTGCTGCGTGGCCTTGTGGCTCGCCTGCTTTTCCGCCTCGGTCTGCTTCAATCCGGCGCGTGTGCGCTCCAACTCGGACAGGAGCTTGTTTTCCTCCTCGGCTTCGGCCTCGTCCATCAAACCCTGCTCAACTTTTTGTTTCAAGGCTTCTGCCTTTTTGAGCAAGTCCGGTGAACTAAGCTTCGCGCCGCGTCTGGTCTGCAAGTCCGTCAACAGTTCCGTCAGCATCGCCTCAGCCCGCTCGTCGCCGCGCTGCCAGAGTTCAACGAGAGCAATGGAATTCTCCACGCCTTCATCGCCCACCGCTTTGCGGAGACGTTCAACCCGCTCGTGAGAGGGTTTGAAAACTTCGAGTTGCTTGGTCGTTGCCGCTTCACGTTCGTAGAAGCTGCGCAGAATCCCGCGCATCTCCTTCGCCTTTTCAGGGGCGACCAGCTTGAGCGCCTTTTGCCACTCAGGCCGTTCGGTGAACTGCTTTTCCTGTCCTGCTTGGGAAAGATCAACCTTCTCGCCTGCCCCGGCTTCGTCCTCACCCGGCTCATCCGTTTTGGGTTCGGCTTCCTCCGTGGCTTCCTCGGTCGTGGTAGCTGGCGGGGCTTCCGGTTCCTCGCCGTTGTGATCGGCCTCAATCTCGTTGAGCTTCGCCATCAAATCCGGCTTGAAATCTGCGCCTTCGGTGGATGAATCCGATGTTACATCCGGTGAGTTGGACGAAACTCCAGTCACGTCCGTTCCGGGTGACGAAGCCGGTGTAGCGTCAATTTCTGTGGGCATGTTTAGTTTGGGTTGTAGTTGCTGTCAAATTATTTCAGCCGTTTGCCGTCTGCATGGCTTGCTGTCGGCTGGCCGGCGGCAGCGGTGGCGCACCCGGCGCTTGTCCCGGCTGCGGAACATTCGGCGCGGCATTGCCCGGCGGAAGCGGCCCGCCCGGTGCGCCTTGCTGCCCCGGCGCGGCAGGCATCACGGGTTGCGGCCCCTGTATCTGCGCGGGCTTCAACAGGTCGTCCACGTCAATGTTGGAATCCGCCGCGCGACCCAGCATCTTGATGACCGGCACCAAGCTCTTGCCTTCTTGCGTCATCACTTCGATCAACAACGGCAGCGCCTTCTCTAACTTCTGCAATTCCATCGCCGCATTAGGCTTGCCGGATGAACCCGCCTCGATTTGCAAGTAAATCTCCGACCGAATCGCGTCCATCGAAAGCCTCGGCCACACCGCCCCGCGACCGACCAGCTTCTTGACGCGCTCCTCGGGCATCTCCTGCGCCAGCATTTCCCAACTCATCTGTGCGATGGTGGAAAGCGCAAAGTCCAAGTCGTCCGTGTTGCTGGCGTCGGCGGAAATGCGCGAACCTTCCGCGATGCTCTGCCCGGTCGCCGTCTCGTCGGCACGTTGCGCGCCCAAGTTCGACGGCTGCATTCCCGTGGCGAGCATCATGGCCTGATTGCTGGGGGACGGATCGTAAAGCTTGGGGTCAATGGCTTGAAGCGGCCCGGGCATTATGGCATCATCAAGTTTCTTACCCATCGCAAGAGCTTCCACCATCAAAATTTCGTGAGCCTGACGGGGGGACGCTAACTTCTTTCGGTCTTTTTCTCCCCACGCAGCCGCATCACCAATCCACCAAGGCCGGTTTGCAACGCGATGCTCGCGTAATCCCTCGCCAGCGTTGTTGATGTCCTGTTGCATCGGCATCGCGAGTCGAACGTCCGAGCGCGGGTAAATCGTCACGTCCTTTTCAGGCTCGTTGACCTCAACCTCCTGCACGTTTAACACTACCGGGACGATGCTCCAGAAGCGCGCAACCTTCGGCTCGTTGGCGTAGGGTTCGCGCAGGAAGTCTTTGACGCCATCGCAAACGACGTAGCACAGACCAGTCTCCTTGTCCTCGATGTGCCAGACGCAGACTTGTCCCTTGTCGCCATCGTCGCCGCTCGACCGCTCCGCCTTCGCCTTTGGCTGACGTTCCTTGCCGGTTTCCTCGTAGCAGACGGCCCCAGTGTCGTCCAGGCTCACGCCATAGACCCGCTCGCACTCCTCATACGGCATGACAATCTCGTGCGCGATACGCTTGGCCGCGATGAGCTCCCGAAGTCCACGGCAACGGCGGTCAATCAGGACAGCGGTTGCTGGCAGAAAGTCATATACCAATCCCTCGTTGTCCGGCTCGTCGTCAGGTGTGGGCTGTTGCTGCGCGCCGGCCATCCGTTGCGCCATTGACTGCATGAGCAGCCGCGTTTCCTCCACCTCACTCGAATCTTGGTCAAAGTCCGGCTCACTCATCGCCTCCAGCCGCATCTTGAGCGCCGCAATGTCGTCCACGGGCAGGTTCGCCGACTGCGCTGCGACCTCTTTCCCGTCGCCTTTGCTCCGATACATCACCTTGATGAACGCCACCCGGGAAGTCAGAACGCGAGTCACCAGTTGCTTCATGCTCGCGAGGAATTCCGGGGACTGCACGCGCCATTGCTGGTCGAGCAACAGGGAAGCCGTGCGCGCAATCTTGTCATACATCGCCTTCTCGGCCATGCCTGCCTCGTAATCCTTCACGATGGACTGCGCGAACTCGATTTCGGGCGGTGGCGGCGGGATCTCCTGCCCCATCATAATCGCCTGCTGTGCCTGTTGCAGAATCGGGCCAGCCGCCTCAAGTATCGCCTTCGCCCCGTTCAAGCTCTCCTGAGATTCGTCCCACACAGCATAGTTCATCTTCTCGGCCATCTTCGCCTCGGGCGTTGGATTCTTGGCGTAGAGCGAGGCTGTCTTGCGATTGAGCATCTGCTGGATCACGTCGCCGATGAAAGGCTCTCGTTCGTCGCCCTTGCATTTGTAATCGGACGGCCATTGATGACCGGCAGCGAAATCCTGCTCCTCTTTGATGCGGTCGAAGATGGGTTTCCAGAATGCCCGAGTTTCAGTCGCCCACTCGTTCATTTCCGCGACCAACTCTTTTCGGCCCTTCTGCCGAGGCTCCTGGGCGAGCGGGTTGGGCATCTTGCCGGTCAGCAGGGTTTTTCCAGCAGTCTTGAGGCGGTCAATCATTCCGAGTGGTTGCATATTTTTACCAGCCTTTCACGGGCGACTGCCGCCGTTGTTCGATGGCCGCGAAGTAGTCGGCGGATTGTTCGACGGGTTGCACCTTGGGATTCAACCCCGGCGCGTTCAAAATCGTGTCCAGACCCATGCCGACATGCGCCAGCGCATCAACGAAGTCATCATGCGTGCCAGTGTCGAACGAGAGCAGTTCCGCCTCGGCGCGTTCCCACCACGGCGCGAACTTCGGGAATCGAACCATGCCCATGCTCATACGGCCCGCGATGGACTGCGCCCGCGTGCGCTTGTCTTTGGCCGGCACAACCTCGTCAATGTGGACGTAGCAACGCTCATCCAACATTCGACGCCGCAGAAAAGGCCCGATTGACTTGGAGATGTGCCCGGACTCGGCCCACCACGTCAGCGGCTGGTGCGCCTTCATCAATCGCATGGCCGCGTCAACCTGGCCTTGACCGTCCAGCCGATCCCAAACCAAGTCGGGCAGAACCCAAATCACCCCAGCCGTGTCCACGCCGACCGGCATGAAGCACGTCTTGTCCGCCTCTTGCTTGAGACTCACGGCATGGTCTGAGGCGAGGTAGTAGCGGAGGTTCGATGGCAGTTCGGCAGGCTCATAGCCTTTGAGCCAATCACGTTTGAAGAATCCGCCCTCTTCGGGGGCGGGCCGTTGCTGATACAGCGCAGACCAGACGCGCGAGGACTGCCTGGCCGTGTCGCGCATGCCTTCGGTGAAGTATTCCGGCCAAAGCGGCTGTCCTTCCGTTCGACCAATAGCATCGTTCTCCTCCGCCACCATCGGCAGCCGTATGACTTTCCAGTCCTTCCCTTCGGCTGCAAGGATGCGGCCGGCAAGATCATCCTCATGCCAGCGAGTTTGAATCAGCACGACGGAAGCGCCGGGTTTCAACCGTGTCATCAAATCGAAGCGATACCATTCCCATTGCCGGTCGCGGTTCAGCTTTGAATCCGCATCTTCGGCAGAGCGCACCGGGTCGTCAATCAGCGCGAGGTCAGCCCGCCGTCCAGTCACCGAACCGCCAACGCCTACCGCGAAATACTCACCTTGGTTCGTCGTCGCCCAGCGTCCTGCGGCCTGCGAATCCTCCGCGAGTTTGTAGCCCAGCAGCGGCCCCCACTCGGCTACCAAGTTACGAACTCGCCGGCCGAACGAATCGGCAAGCTCTTGGGTGTGCGAGGCCGCAATAACACAATGCCCCGCGTGCCTGCCGAGATACCAAGCTGGGAAAAGGATGCTCGCATAGGTGGACTTTGCCGACCCCGGCGGCATGAAGATCGCCAGCCGTTTGCACTCGCCCCGGCTGACTTCATCCAGCGCACGCAGCACAAGGTCATGGTGCATCGCAGGCTCAAACCCAACTTTCCGACACCACCGGGGCAACTGGCGACGGCACAAAAGCCAGTCAGCAGCTTCGGCAGATGTCAGGTTGAGCTTGGAGGCCATCAGTTTTTGAACTTGGAAGGATCGGCGAGCTTGAGCAATTCAGCATCCGACACGACCGGCATCTCCTGGACTTTGATTGCGCCGCCGTTCGCTCCAGTCAATTCGGTCCGCACCGTGTCGCGATAAGTTTCGGGAAACCGGCAGCGAACTTGAATTTCCCAGAGCTTCGGATTGAAATCGCGATTCCCGAGGTTTTCGATCCCTTTGCGCTCGAAGAACGACTGAGCTTCATGTCGCGCGCGCGTGGTCGCCTGACGAAACTCGGGGTATTTTTGAATCCACTCGTAGAAGTTTTTCTCTGCGATGTCGAATTCGCAGGCCATCATGCAGAAAGACCAGCCTAGCTTTCCAAGCTCAATCGCACGCTCGCAAAATTCTGCTCGGTAATCCGTGGGCCTTCCCTCGTTGACGCGCCCGCGCTTTGAAATTCGATCTGGAAGTTTGGAAAGTGTCGGCGTCTTCACGCACCCATTTTAATGACCTGAAAAGATATGAAGTCAATCCTTTTGTGATGAAAGGACATGTTTGGGCGATAAATGCAAGTTGGTGGGCGATTAGTCCATTCCAATAGCCAAGCGGTTGGGTTTATTCTGGTGGTGTTCAAGATGACTTGGACGAAACAAAAAAGGCCCAACTATGACGACAACGGAAAACAAAATGCAGGTCGCGAACACAATCGCGCATCAGATAGGCGCCCTCGCTTTTATGATGATGGGGACGATGAACAAACTCGGGGCCGCAAACTCTTTGATCTTCAATCTGCGCGGCTCGCCAAAGCGGATTGATAAAATCGTCGTGACGCTTGAGCCTTCCGACACCTACCGCGTTGACTTCTACCGTGGCGCGATTGCGCGGCATCCGGCCAAGTTGGAGGCGAGCGTTGACGGCGTTTACGCCGACGGGTTGAAGCAGTGCATTGAACACCACACCGGGCTTGAGTTGAGCCTCTAACACCATGAAATCAATCCCCTACATTGGCGGCAAGGCGGTCTGTCCTGATTGCGGCAAAGATGCGCTCAGTTACGATGCGCGGATGACGCAAAAGCTACCGCTCGGTTTCGGCGACGACGGCAAGGGCCGGTTCGTTGTGGACTTGGCAATCAGCAAGGGCTTTCGCGGTGAGTGCATGGAGTGCCGTTGCGTGGTGTTCGCTGTTCAATCCACACGGCGCGGGAGCAAATATCCGACCGTCATCAATCGCAAGCTGCGGGAAATGGCTGGTGCGCTGTGAAATTGTTTGGTCACCAGCGCCCGGTGCGCGACGCATCCGGCGAGGTTATCGAATCAAAGGCCAGTCCGGCGCGTGCGGTCACTCGCGATGCGCTGGACGGGTCTTTCGGCTGTGACCGTGGGCGCAAGCTCGTGGTGAGTCTTGAGGCTGGCGACGTGATTTCGATTCGCGCGGCCAAGACGCAGCGCAGCTATTCGGCCAAAGCGTGCGACGTGTATCGTTGGCTGATTCACTGCCGGGCGTCGGCTGCGGCAGCGGTCAAAGCCAAGGAGCGGAAGGAGCGTAAGAAGCTGCGGCTTGAGTCGCAGGCCGTGGCGCGTGCGGATCGTAAG